GGGGACACCCCCCCTCCGCCTTATGTGTTCGTGCTTCGGCAGTGCCCCCGTTGTGGGGGCGTCGCCGTCGGGGCGCGTTATATAAAACCCATGGGTCCCTCTAAGCTATAAAGTGTTACGATCGACAGATCTATATAAAACAAAAAAGCAAACTCAAATACCTGCAATGCAAAAAAATCCCGGAGAAAATTTAACGACTGTAGAGGTTGACCCTGTAACTGGGGAGTATTATGTGACGTTACCTGAGTGGGTAATGAGTGAGTTTGGGTGGTATGAGGGCACGGAGGTCAATATGGAGGTTGACGGAGAGTCTATTATGATTACGGAAGTGAAGGGTTGATGCACAATCCGAAGGGTTGACTGCCTTCATAAATTATTGTATGATAGTTGAGTAACAACACATTCTTATGGCTAAAGGATTTACTGTAAAAGCAAAGGCGCCTGCACCGAACTCGAAGGATTCAGAGACGGAGTGGGATTATGACAAAGCACGGGAGATGATCCGTGGGAAGTCCATTGTATTCTGTCTCCCAGGGCGTGGAGTTTCCTACACGTATCTGAAAAATTTCGTACAATTGTGTTTTGACATCGTACAGGCAGGGGGAAGTATTCAGATTAGTCAAGACTATTCTTCCATGGTAAACTTTGCAAGATGCAAGTGTCTTGGAGCGAATGTCTTGCGTGGACCTGATCAGATTCCCTGGAACGGTAAGTTGAAGTATGATTATCAATTGTGGATTGATAGTGATATTGTGTTTAATACGGAGAAGTTCTATCAGTTAATTCTGATGGATAAGGATATTGCAAGTGGTTGGTATTGTACTGAAGACGGGCAAACGACCTCAGTAGCACACTGGATGGAGGAGGATGACTTCCGAAACAATGGTGGTGTTATGAATCATGAGACACTGGAAACGATGTCACGACGTAAGAAGCCATTTACTGTTGACTATGCAGGATTTGGTTGGTTAATGATTAAGCATGGAGTCTTCGAGCACGAAGAGATTAAGTATCCATGGTTTGCACCAAAGATGCAAGTCTTTGAATCTGGAGAGGTTCAGGATATGTGTGGAGAAGATGTAAGTTTCTGTCTGGATGCAATCGCAGCAGGTTTTGAGATTTGGTGTGATCCACGTATCAGAGTCGGTCACGAGAAGACAAGAGTTATCTGATATAATGACAGAGGTATATACGATTCTCCACAAGAACAAAGTTTTACATAAGAACTTGACGGAGACTGAGTATTTTGATATGATGGAGGACCTGTCGATAGAGTTTTATCAGACAGGTTTTCCAAGACCACAAGATCTTGAGACTAAAATTACTAAGAGGTATTGATTATGGCTATACGTAAGGGTGGCGGTTATGTGGAGGGTGCTCCGAAGAAAACTCGTCAAGGAGCAGGTATGAATACGAAGTACGCGGCGACTTCTCGCAATAAAGCGCGAAAGAAGTATCGCGGTCAAGGTAAAGGATGATAGTCAAGGAGGGGGTATATGCCCCCTTTTTTCATGAAAATAAATAATGATAAGGGATAGCAACCCCTCTAAAAGTTCTGTTTTTTATAAAACAGGAGCTAAAAAATGGGTAATTCACCTGTAGATAGGGATGAGGACTATATGAAGGAGATGTGGGGCACGAATCGTCTCATCTCAGACTATGGTTCTATGCAAAAAATCAACGTATATGAAGAGAAGAAGCAGTTTCTTCAAGAGATTATGGACTATGAGAAGACTCATGACTTGAAGAAGCAATCACAACTTCATGAGAAGATTAGAAATGACGATGATTATGATGATTGGGAGTATGGTACAGAGCCAAATTACGGAAACCCTTGGAAGTAAATATAAATAATGTCAAGAAAACTTCTTGACACATGGCAGTCACACGGATATCAAGAGCATTTAAGGACATTAGTTTGTCTTTTGATCCACATCCAGTGACGAAAGACCTGCCTGTACTGAAAAATGCGAATGCAATCAGTAGATCTGTACGTAATTTAGTAGAAACTATCCCAACTGAGCGTTATTTTAACTCTCTTTTGGGATCTGATGTACGTTCCAGTCTGTTTGATTTCGTTGATTTTGGTACTGCAGCAGAAATTGAAGAGCAAATTACAACAACAGTAGAAAATTTTGAACCAAGAGTTGAAAATTTACAGGTAGAGGTCAATCCACAACCTGATAATAACACTTTTGAGGTCACAATTTACTTTGATATCATCGGTCAAGAGATTCCAACACAAGAATTTACATTTTTACTAGAGGCAACCAGATAAACAATGCCTTTTACTAAGTTTACCAACCTCGATTTTGACCAAATAAAGGCGTCCATCAAGGATTATCTCCGTGCAAACTCAAATTTCACGGATTTTGACTTTGAGGGGTCTAACTTTTCTGTCTTAATCGACACTCTAGCGTATAATACGTACATAACAGCGTTCAACTCGAACATGGTTGTCAATGAATCCTTCCTGGATTCGGCAACTTTGAGAGAAAACGTCGTTTCTTTGGCAAGAAATATTGGTTATGTACCTCGTTCTAGAAGCGCCTCTAAGGCAACTGTAAGTTTTAGTGTAGAAACAGACGCAACAACGCCAACACTGACCTTAGAAGCGGGTTTAGTGTGTGTAGGAACAACGAATCAGTCGAATTATATCTTCTCATCGCCAGAAAATATCACAACTACTGTCAGTGACGGCACTGCAACATTTTCTGACATCAATATCTACCAAGGAACGTTCTTAAGAAATACTTTTACTGTTGATGGTTCACTCGATCAGCGCTTTATTCTCAATAATTCGTTCATTGACACCTCTACAATCGTTGTAAATGTAAGAGGAGTTGGTGAAAGTGGTCTTGGTAAGGAATATTCGTTAGTTGATAACATTCTCAACATCAATGCCAACTCTGAGATCTATCTTTTACAAGAAGTTCAGGATGAAAAGTACGAACTCTTGTTTGGTGACGGATATTTTGGCAAAAAATTAGAAAATGGTGCTGTAATTACCGTTTCATACATCGTTACTGACGGCACTGAAGGAAATGGAGCAGCAAGTTTCGCATTTTCTGGTCGATTCTTAGATAATCTCAATAATACAGTAGTACCAACCAACACAATTAACGTTACTACTGTTAATAGTGCCTCAAATGGTGGTGATATTGAGAGTGTTGACTCAATTAAGTACTTTGCACCAAGAATTTACTCTTCACAGTACCGTGCAGTCACTGCTCGTGACTATGAAGCGATCATTCAACTCGTTTATCCTAACACTGAGTCGGTATCTGTTGTCGGCGGAGAGGAATTAGATCCTCCACAATTTGGAAATGTTGTCATTAGCATCAAACCAAAGAATGGTGACTACATTTCTGACTTTGATAAGCAGACCATTCTGACAAAACTGAAGAATTATGCACTGTCTGGTATCAACCAACAGATCGTTGACCTGAAAGTTCTTTATGTTGAGATTGATACTGGAGTCTACTACAACTCTTCACAGGTATCGAACGTAAATAATCTGAAGACTAGAATTAGTGATACTCTGACTACATTCTCTTCGTCTAATATCAATAAGTTTGGTGGTAGATTTAAGTATAGTAAGGTATGTCAAACTATTGATAATGTTGATAACGCTATCACATCAAACATTACCAGAGTTATCATTAGAAGAAACCTGAAGGCACTTATTAACCAGTCGGCTCAGTATGAACTGTGCTTTGGTAACCAGTTCTACTACAAACCAGAAGGATTCAATATCAAGAGTACTGGTTTTACCCTTGGTGGTAGAACAGGAACCTTCTACTTCACCGATGTTCCCAACGGAGACGGCACTGGAGTCCTCTCTATCGTTAGAGAGTCTACCTCAGAGGGCAAATACATTGTTGAGGTAAAATCTGCTGGTACAGTCGATTATACGAAGGGTGAGATATTAATCAATACAATCAATATCACATCGACAACCGCACCTAATAATATTGTTGAGATACAGGCGTATCCACAGTCGAATGATGTAATCGGTTTGAAGGACCTTTACCTAAGTTTCTCCGTTGCCGATAGCACGATAAATATGGTTAAGGATACTATTACGTCTGGTGAACAGATATCCGGCGTCGGATATAAGACTACTTCTAGCTACTTAAACGGAGAACTAAAGAGGGTATAAGATGATAAAAACTGGATTTGAGACGAGGGTAAAAGTTCAGCAAGTTATTGAGAACCAATTACCAGAGTTTTTACGTTCTGAAAGTCCTAAAGCGGTAGATTTTCTCAAGCAATATTATATTTCTCAGGAATATCAAGGTGGTCCTGTTGACATTGCAGAGAATCTGGACCAGTATTTAAGGTTAGATAATCTTTCGCCAGAAGTTATTTCTGGATCTACCACATTGAGTGGTGATATTACAGATTCGTCCGATACCATTAGTGTCAATTCCACTAAGGGATTCCCAGCACAGTATGGTTTGTTCCAGGTTGATAATGAAATTATCACCTACACTGGTATCACAACCAACTCATTCACTGGTTGTATCAGAGGTTTCAGTGGTATTACCACGTATCGCTCCGATTCAAATCCAGAAGAACTCGTCTTCTCCACATCCAGTAAAGTATCTCACACCTCTGGTTCCTCAGTCAAGAACCTGAGTGCAGAGTTCTTAAAGGAATTCTATAAGAAATTAAAGTATACATTTACTCCTGGTCTGGAGGATGTTGATTTTGTTTCTGATCTCGATGTCAGTAACTTCATCAAAGAAGCAAGAACTCTTTATCAGGCAAAGGGAACCAAGGAATCATTCAGAATTCTTTTTAATGTTCTCTATGGAGTAACCCCACAGGTTGTAGATCTTGAAGATTACCTTATAAAACCTTCAAGCGCACAGTTCTTAAGAAGAGAAATTGTTGTTGCTGAGAGAGTTTCTGGTGATCCAAACAAACTGATCGGTCAAACGATCAAAAAGTCAAGCGATACCACGACTCAGGGTTCTGTATCTGAAGTTGAGATCTTTACAAGAGCAGGCATATCCACATACTATAAGATTGGTCTGTTTGTTGGGTATGATGATAAGGACCTGATTGAGGGTACTTTCAACATTCAACCAAAGGCATATGCTGTCAATGCAGTTTCTGCAGGTTCTTCTGTAATTACTGTTGATTCTACTATTGGATTCCCTAGCAGTGGAACCATTGTATCTGGAACCGACAGCATTACCTATGGTAGCAAGACCGTAAACCAGTTCTTAGATTGTAGTGGTATTGATAATGATATTGCTATCAAGGATGAAGTAAGAACTGATGAAGTCTTCTTTGGATATGAAGATGGAGATATAACCAAAAAAGTTGAGATTCGTGTCACTGGCGTCTTGTCTGAGTTTAGTCAGATTGGAGACATCAAACTTTCAAGTGAAGGGCAGAAACTTTACGTCAAGAACGTTGGTGAAAAGATCTTAAATCCAGAGAGTAATAAGACAAGAAAGCAGATATTTGCAAACTCCTGGATCTATAATACAAGTTCCAGATTTGAAGTTGAGGATGTCAGTGGTTCTACTTTTGAACTCAAGGGTAATATTGACAGATCAACTCTGAAAGTAGGTGATACCGTTGATATTCTTGAAGGGTCTACAGAGACTGTAGCACACACTGGGGCAACTGTAGCAACTATTTCTGGTAGACAGATAACCCTAGACAACTTAACAGGGTTTACTGAAGATACTTCGGTAAATTATACCATCAGAAGAACTTTAGAGACTGTAACAAGTTCTGGAACGCCCATCATTTACGGCAACAATGTTCTAACATCTGATACTCAGAATGTTTACAGCAGTGGTGATGAGTATTTCTATGTTGCTTCAAACTCATTACCTTCTTACGACATAACAAAGAACGTTGTAAAAGCAACTCTTGCGTCTGCAACTGGAACTGCTCTGAAGGGATATGATATCAATACTGAAAAGTATTCTATTCTCTCATTCAGTTCAAGTGTTCCATTCTTGACTGGCGATGAAGTTTATTACACTGCTTCTGATGACACCCTTATCGGTGTTCCTGAAGGTACATATTATGTAAAGGTTCTGTCC